TCCCGTCTCCTATCTTAATACGATTACGGTCAGCATCTAACTCGATAGCGACCTCTCCTTCCAGCAGTACAGGGTTCTGTTCCCGCCACTCAGTATAAGTACCACGTCTTAATTGTATACGTTTTGTAAAACTAGGCATCTGGTTGTCCTCCGTCAAATATATCAGTGTCGTCCAATACAGGACCACCCCCGTCAATAGTAACAAAAAATGGATCACTCTCCAGCGATGTAACCTTCGTTTGTAGTTCGTCAGCTTTCTGTTTGTTCTCTCTCACCTTTCCTGAAGATACAGCTGCCAGTGTCCGTTGTTGAGCAGACAGAGGGTGTGGACGAACTATTGGACGACGAGGCATACTTAGCACTTCCAACGACGCAACGCCAAAGCTTTACGGGTAGGTCTGCCTTTACTGTCTTTCATTGGTCCTTTTACTCCTGACATCCTAGCACAGAAGGAACGCTTACGAGGACCACCACCGGGTTGAGGAGCTTTTAAGTTAGACCCTGTAGCACGATTGTATTTACGTCTTCCCTTTGCAGTGAGTCCACCTTTACGGCTTTTCTCACCTCTGCCTATGGATAACGATACAGCCACCTTACTTCTTCTTCGGGAACCCACGCTTCATGTTAGCGTAAGCCTTTGGCGATATAGTTGACTTCTTCTTACTACGACTAATACCGAGTTTCTTTCTTCTGTTAATGTTTGCGTATAATCCTTTTGGCATATCTATCTCTTCATTAGCAGCTCCATCATACGATCAAGCTTAGTGTTTATCTCTTTAATATTTGTTTCAAGACCACCCATACGGTTCTCAACAGCAGTGTCTCGTTCCCGTTGTGCAGCCAGTTCCACCTCTATCTTAGTCAAACGTCTCTCATCACTATCCAACCGATCTGTCAGCTTTTTAATCATCCATCCAATAACACCTAATATAATAGCAAGGGCAGAGTCGAGAAAGTGTGAGAGGGTTTCGGTCATTGGTTACAATGCTGAAATGATAAATGCTAGAAGCTCATTATACCTAACGCCTAACATAGACTTTTCAACAGCCCCTTCAAGGTCTTCAGCTACACGGTTACCTTCGCTGTCCTCCCACCATTTAGCTTCGATAAAAATGCCGTAATCTCTTGCATCCAAACCTCCATCGCTAAATGCTTTTTCTAAGTCTTGGGCTATAACCCCAAAATGAAAACGAGCGTCAGTACCTTTTTCAAGTACCGCATCTTTCCATTTAAACTTACGAATCAACGACTTACAATTAACAGCAACGGTTTTTTCTTTTTCACTTAACTCTTCGATTTGCTCTTTTTGATTCTTGTCAGATGTTTGAATAGTTGCATTAGAAGCATACACATCTTTCCAGCGTTGAGAGCTTGATCCTAAATCGTGTACATTATCAGTAGTCGGTGAAAACGAGTTACTAACAGAATCCACTTCAACACTCGTTGTTCCGTAAGAACTTGTAGCGTGTTTGTAATCACTAGTAGATAAGACTGCTTTTGAAATATAACGCTCATTTACCCCACCTTGATAGGAATTAGTAAATCTTAATTTACCAGACTCCCTTGATGGATCATCTCTAAAAGCGTAGTTGTAAACCGAGTAGTCATCTGTGTAAGCAACAGACCTAGTAGATACATAATTAAACGTTTGGTTAGTGCCTATCTCACGTTGTTGTACAAGTACATTACTGTTATCTACAATCGTTGGCCCTGTAGTTTCATACTCATTATTAACAGCGACAATAACACCGTTATCAGTTCCACCCGGAGTCTCGAAGCGTTTATAAGTAGCACCACCTCCTGACGGTTCCCTGAAACGACAGTTAACGACATTTACGTAATACTGTTCCGCATAGATTATAGACCCGGTATTAGCTTGTAAATAACTTCCTGTGATAGTTATAGGCCCAGCTACTCTGTTACTTGCGTAATCACCAACAGCGTACACACAACTACCACCACCGTTAATGTTTTCTATATCTATACCACTTATGAAAACAGGCCCACAACGTGCGTCAAAGAATAAAGCGTGTCCGTCGTTACTTCCTGTTCCCAGCATATCTTGGATATAACCACCTTGTATCGTTATACCATTATTATCGGAATCTCCTCTGGACACTTTTATTCCAAACTTAGGGTTAACTCCTGTGTCTCCTCTAAATATTCTAGGGTTATTTATAACACCGCCATTGAACGCTTTATTAAGCACAATCCCCGCTTCACCTGAGGACGATACTGAGTTATTGGATAGTTCTACGCCCCAGCAGTAATGGTTTATTCTGATACCGTCTTGGTTAGCTCCGTCCACATCACACATGAACTTAGACCTTGGCATTCTTTCCACAAACAAACCATAATCAGCAGCAGCTGTACTTGTTCCACTGTTGTAGTTACAATCTAAAAAGATACCGTCATCAACAAAAGCTCCAAACTCTCTGGTACCGCTCGTTGTGTTAATTTCATTGGTAGGGTTAAAGATTAAGATTGCTTTTAAATTTGTAGTACCACCGCCATCTGTGAAATCAATACCTGTAAAAGAAGAGTCGGCAATAATCGTAACCGACTTACCTAACAGTTTAATCGGCTTAGTCGTCCGTATAGGAGATGCAATAGTGTATGTACCGTCAGGTATAAGAATAGCACCATTGTTAGAGGAAGCAGCTGCAACAGCAGCACTAAACGTAGATGACGTATTGGTTGGATTATCTACCGTTCCGTAGTCTAACAAGTTAACAATCTCTCCAAACCGATCAGCAAGACTTCTAGCTATAGTTGAACCTGTCGCTGTAACGTCTGCGTTAGTCATACCAACACCACCTGCCGTAGCTCCATCGTGCAATACCAATGCGTTCTTATCGGTGTCTACTGTTAGCTCACCTTGTGCTCCTGTAAAGCTACCGTGTTGAGCGGTTGTTCCTCTTCGTAATTGTACTTGTATGTTACTCATAGTTATTAAGTTTTATAGTATTGCTCCGTAATCGACGTAGTCGTCTGCTCCTGCTACAGCTACAGAGCCATAGTCTAAAGTGTTTGCCATGTAAGAATAGGCGTATCTATATCCTCTCTCAATAATAACAATAGAAGCACTAGCTGCTGGAGCTGAGTCAAAGCGTAGTACATTTAAACCTCCTACTATCGTATAGTCGTTGGGTGATTGTACTGCTCCGTTTACTGTTACTAAGTAAGATTGAGAGTCACCGTGGTTAGGTGTGAAAGTTAATTCAAAGTCTGTATCGGTTCCTGTTTGTGTAAAAGTAGAAAAGCCCGGAGGAGCACCAGTACCTAGTGTTAACTGATCTGCTACTCCTGTTACGTATTGTTTATTTGTAACATCTCTTACTCCAATTGGGTCAGCTACGTCAGTAAAACGATTACCGTTCATATCAACATTAGCTGATAAGTTACTACCGTCAAAGTGGTCGAGTCCTAATGCATCAATATAAGCACGATCTGCAAAGTCTTGAGTATCAACGTAGCTTTTTGTAACAGCGTCTTGTGCGTCCGTAGGGTCACCTAAGTCTGTTATCTTAGCACCGTCAGCATCGTAGTGATCAGTACCTTTCTTAGTAAGTTGTTCACCGCCAGCACCTTCCGCCGCTTCTTGCGACAGATAATAGTTGTGAAGATACGCACGATCTAACTCTGATTCTGTCAGTACCGATCCGTTAACAAAGTCTACCAGTGGGTCAACAGTTGAACTGTTACGAACAATACGTACTGCATTACCTACGGCTACACTGCTGCTCGGTATTACTATTTTGTTAGGGGATGTAGAAATCGTGTAAGCAGAAGTTGAAAGTTTTACTCCTTGTACATATACATCTATTAGAGCTACTCCGTTGTTGTCCGACAGATACGGAAAGGAGAAAGAAAAGCCGTTAGCAACTTGATCGGATGTCGCTGTGTAGTCTACGTAGGTGTTAGCCATGATATTATATTATTACTTATTGAGTGAGGAGTTCAAGCACATCTTCACGTTGCATACCAGTTCTTAGCCGTGCTTGTAGTCTATTCATGTTATCAAGTTCTCCAGCTAGTTCGGGAAACTCTTGCAACATTTCTTTCTTAGCTTGCTTTCTGTACCTCTTCATTACTTTACTTATTTCCTGTACTCTAGGACTAGGAAAACCTGTATCAAAAGTCTCTCTTTCTAATCGTTGATAACTAGCAGATTTAATTAAAGATGTTAGAGCTTGTCTTAATGTCTTACCGTCTATGCGTACTTTTTGCAATAAGTCTAATCTTCTATCGTGTGCTGTCCTTCCTGCTGCATTAGTATAATCCAAAAAGTTTATATTTTTCTCAGAAGGGTCGGGCATTCTGAATGCATAATTTAGACTAGCTAGTTCGTCCATTATTAAATCTTTCTTGTCGGTTGACTTAGCTATAGGATTGAAAGCACTGAATACTGGTATACCACCAGCTTCTACCATGATCTCTTCTCCTAATAAATTTCTGCGAGGATCAAGTTGTTCTCTACCATTCGGAAACTTTCTTAGCACAGCATCCCCAATACTACGTACTTCTCTCATAGCTTGTGTATCGTAATCTTGCATCTGTGATAATACATTGGGAACAAAAGAACTTACATAATTCCTGCCTAATCTTTCACCAAATCTTTCAGGGTCTTCCAAAGCATTCGCCCACAACTGGACACCTGCTAAGTAAGATTTATTGGCAGCATTTCGAGACAACGACGTAATCAAGGCTATCGTCATGTGTTCTAAATTTGATTCACCAAAACCACGTTCAGATGCTTTACCTGTCTCGACAACATCAGCAGCTATACCTAATATAGAAGCAATAGGATCAAGCCTTTGATAACTGTAGTACGTATCACCGATCTTTATACTGTATGGTCGCCATCCTGTAGCCATCAATGCAGCTTTTTTCTTCTCATCTCTAGGACCACCGCCAGTAATAAACTCGGCATTATCCTGTGCAATTTGATACCAAATACCTACCATACCTGCCATAGTAGTAAACTTACCATAAGCCTGTGCTCGCACTATAGGATCGGCACTTTTCATTCCTTGCATCAATCCTTCCGCTTCGCTCTTTAGTCCCGGTGTAGTTATGATTTTATTCGTACCCGGTACTTTGATAGGAACTGATAACGGTGTGCGTTCTAAAGCAAAGCTTAATAAGTTAGCAGGTGTACGTACAAACGGCATAACAAGCTTTAAAGCCGCGTGATTGTTTGTTGCTTTTTGTATGCTTTTACCAATAGTTCCCTCTTCGAGTTCTCTAGTGTGCGTAAAATAACGTGATTCTTCTATAGCATATTGAGCTAAAGCAGAAGCTTCTTCGTCGTAGTTATCTTGTAAGTATTTTTTAATGAAGAAACTTTTAGACGCACCTTTTAGTTCTTTGGCGTCAGCCAGCTTAGATGCTTCTCTAATAAGTGTCTCCTGTGACATATAAGCACCGCCTTGCGTCGTTACTTTGTCTAACATCCCCTCTACATATTCAGATAGTTTCTCAGGGTCTTTTATGCCTTTACTTATAGCATCCATACTAGCTTTGACTCTAGCTGCCCGACGGAATGCAAGATATTTGAAAAACTGGTCAGTACCTAATAAACCTTTAGCTGGTAAACTAACACCCCAAGCACTCATGTTGTCTATAGCTTTCTTCATGGGATCACTAAGTTTCTTGCCTGTTAGTAGTTCAACATTCTGTGAGGTAATAGCACGACGTGCGTCTCCTTCTAATGTACCTCTACCTACATCAAGCATTTCCTCTCCCTGCTTAAACACTGTACCTGCAGTACTGAATGCTTCTTTTAGCATGGCGTAATCAGCCCACGATGCAAAAGCAGCTTTAACTAAAGCAGGGTTACCTGTTAATAAACCTCCGGCAGCTAACTCTATGGTTCCTAAACCTTGTGTAATAAACGAACCTAATGCATTAACCATCTGTGTCTTAGGTCCACTCAATATAGAGTTAACC